ATACATCCAATTAGCCAGAAACTATGATATGTTGTGTATAAGTACAAGTAATCAAGAGAAGATGCTTGAAATGTACAATAGACACAAAGAGGGTCGTGTCTTCGCCCCGCCCCCGTCTTTACTTATGGAAGAAGAAAATGAGTAGTAACGATATTCAATTTTTAATTTTAATTTTACTATGTGCAACCTTTCTTGCTCTCGCTATGAGAAAAGGCAAATAATGACAAGAAATGACAAACGTAATCTTATGCGTAAGCGTAAATGGCGTTTATCAGGTCTCATTAAGGTAGCAAGAGGTTGTGAGAGTGGATCTTGCCCTCTTCCCCCCGATTTTATTTTTCAATCAGTAGATTTAGACTTTGACCACGTTGATCCTAATGAAAAGAAAGGCAATGTGTCCGATTTGATCCGATCTGACTATGCATGGCCTACTATCAAGCAAGAAATAGCCAAATGTAGAGTATTGTGCAAGATATGTCATGCTAGACATTCCCGCGTTTCCCGCGCTTCTTATAATCAACATCGAAATTCAATTTTTGAGCCAACTAGTGTGGCTCATTTTCTTGGTCTCTGACCGTTATCAATTTGTTATATTTTAATTTCATGAAAATGTTAATGGCTGTGTATTTTGGATGATACACAATCTGAGAAGTGGTACGATTTTCAACTAGTGCGACCATACGAACACCTGTACGAACATCCCCCCCCTCCCCCTAGCGTTATGAACCTGTTACCAAATTCCCTAGAATTCTGGGCCAAAATGTCAGACCCCCATGATAGCCTTAGGGCATAGAAAGAAAGGAGGTGTAGAGATGAGAAAGCGTACTCTTTACACCTACACATGCCAGGTGTGTAGCAATGTTCGTACCTGTTACCGCCAGGTTCAGACGCTCACCCCATGCTATGGGTGTGCGGCTAAGGCAGTCACGGGCAAGTGACTGTCAGACCCCCATGGTAGGGTGTCTCTATAACTAAATACCTCCTAGGCAAATAAGCCCGAAAGGGATGAGCCCTAGGCCACACCATTGTCAGACCCCCCTGCTAGGATAGGGGGAAAGAAAGGAAAGAAATGTTCAAGGGATACCGTGTAGTGCATGTCTCTACATCGTTCAATGGCAATGTCTCCCGTTCCCCGTTCACCCGTTGGATGAGCAAGGACGACGCACTCCACTTCGCCCGTAGCCTAAAGGGTGATGAGAAGGGTCTGGTCTACATGGAGTCTAAGCGTGGAGCGCTTTACCCCATCGTTGTCGATCATAACGCTAACGCTAAGTCCTGGGGGTTCTAATGATTGATTCAGTAGACCGTATCGTGACCACTCCCATGCGCGAGTGTCCCCCATTTGTAGAGGGTATCCTTGGAGAGAATGATAGGGGCATCCTCCATACTAGGTGGTTCTGCATCGAACCGCTAGAGGATGATTGGTTCCTTGCAACCGACACGCATGGCAATACCATGCAGTCCCGTGGTAGTGCTATGGTAAAGTGGCTCAAGCCAGAGGACATGAATAGTCCTGCAATACAGGCCGAGTTGATGCTGGGCCTCCGTGAAATGGGGTTGGAACTGTGAGAACTTTCGCGCAACATCTCTTGTCTTTCGTAATCGTTGGCGGTATTCTTATTGCCATGGCTATCGTTGGTGGAATAGAGGGAGGCTTCTAATGGTAAAGGTTCGTTCCTATGGGGACTATTCAATCGTCAATGCTACCGCCGCTGAGATTCAGCACCCTCTCGCAGATGAGATCTCTGTCGCTATTGGTGATGGCGCTATGTGTCGCTTCCCCTACTCTGTCGAACTTGCGTTCTTCAAGGATGGGGAATGGCAAGAGTCGATCCTTGAAGAGTTTGCTGCATACCACTCTGGCGGTGTGTATGCGTATGTTCCGCTAGAGATGTTCGCATCATTCCTTGAGGCTTGGAGGGCGCGGTGAGTAATGTGAAAGTCAATAGACCCGATGCATTCATCCTGAATTGCAAAATGATGTATAACGAGGTGGGACAGATTCAGAGTCGAATCAATCGCATGTGGGCATCGTCAGATGGTGAGCGTGATCAGGCCATGCTGGAATACATAGAGGATTCTCTAGAAAATATCGAAATCGAATTGCGAAATAGACTTGACAATTAGTTAAAATCGGGCCGCCCCGACTTTTTGGTTTTGTCAAGTTACGACGCTGTGAAATACGCCACAAAATTTTTCTTGAAATTGTCCGATTTGTATGCATTCTCGATTAGGTGAATGTCAGACCCCCGTGATAGGGTCAGGGTATAGAAAGAAGGTTAGATATGGATACTGCCCATGACCACTTGGTCTGCTGCTTCTGCGATAACGAGATCGCTCTGGATTCCCGCGTGTGCTTCACTTGCCACGAATACAAAGGCATCATGACGGTGGAAGCCTTTGAGGACTACCTCAAGGTGACCTATGACTGTGATTGCCTGTCAGACCTAGATGATAAGGTGATCGCATGAACAAGATGACATACATTGACTATTCCGCCGCCGCGCAGGAGCGCGAGGCATGGAAGGCATGGCTCCAAGCCAAGGCCGCAGAGCGTAGACTGTCAGACCCTAGTGATAAGGTGTAGTCATGAATGAAGAAGAACTATACGAGAATTTCCTCCGCTTGGAGGCTACCCTTGACCTTGACCCTAACCCTTGGGAGAACTGATGGACTTTTACTACATCGCTAAGGATGGCAACCCGCTTCCCCTTATCTTTGGCAACCGTGACAAGGCACTGGCTTGGATTAGCCGTGAGGTTAGCAAGGGTGCAAGCCCTGAGGAATTTGAGATCATGGATCGGAGTGATGCATAATGATTAGAGTTTCTATGTCCCGCGCAGATTGGGAGACAGTCGTATACATCATGGCGGAGGTTCAGAAGAATGGAATGTTCGCCTATATCGACAATATCATTGACACCATCGACCATGCACTAGATACACAGGAGAACTAATGTCCTACCATCCCATCAGTCACGATGAATTCGATAGGATCATGCGCGAGGATGCGATTCGCTGTCGGTCCCTCATGATAGGATCTTTCTATGTTGAGAAGCAGGAAGCAAGCGGGGAAGCACAAGACTAACTGCTACTTCGGATGTTGCAGGAGCATGACCAAGAAGCAGGAACGTCGCTACATCAAGCGGCGGGAATCTAACGAGTGGAAGAAGGAAAACAATGTGGCAGGATAGTGCAGCGTGCAAGGATGCAGACTCTAATCTGTTTCTCTCAGGAGTCGCATCGCGTGTAGAGAAGGCTAAGGCAATCTGTGCAACGTGCGCGGTAGTAGATAAGTGTCTCCAATTTGCAATTGCCAATGAAGATTTTGAGCCCCATGTCTATGGTGGACTCACGGGTGACGAAAGGAAAAAGTTTCTCGTTTCGGCTTGACAAAAGCCGCCCTGCGGGGCGGCCCGACTTTTTGACATTTGTCAAGTTACGACACGCGGTATTTTCCCCGAGATTTTTCTTCCCATTGTCGTACCCCCATGCTATCCTTTTCCTATGTCGAATCGTGTGAATCATCGCCGCAGTGCCGACCATAACCGCGCCGTATTGGAGCGTCGTCGCTCTAATGCCGCCCAACCTCACAAGAACAAGGCCAAGTATTCTCGCAAGGCCAAGCATCGTGACCGTTTCGTTACCGAATAATCGGCGTTTCCCCCTTCCATTGTCAGACCCCCATGCTAAGGTGAAGCCATGACAACGACAACCGATACCCTGTCCCTTTCCGATACCGCGTATTTCGCCTTCTCCGATATCCTTCTCACCGCCACCATGTCTCAGGTGGAAGCCGCTAGCGTCTGGTACTTTGAGGCGCAAGAGGTTGCGGAGGACGTTGCCGAGAATATGGGCGCATCCTTGGAGATTGGCGCTAGCATTGTCTCTGCTTTCTCCCCGCGTGAGCGTTGGGCGTCCAACGTTGCTAAGGCTCTCGCCTTTTCCATGAATAAGCCCGTCAGCGGTCTGAGCAATAACCTTCGCATGGCGCAGGATGCCATGACCCTTGGCTTCGATGCGCTCAAGGGTCTCAAGACTAACGCTTTCGCTCGCGCTATTGCTGGCGATACTGACGCGGTTGTCATTGACGTTTGGATGATGCGAGCGGCAGGAATGGATACCGACTCACCTAACAAGGGTCAATACCTCGCGCTCTCCGATGCCGTTCGCAGGGTTGCTAGTGATCATGGCATCACACCGCGCACCGCGCAGGCTCTTATCTGGATTATCGTGAGAGGAAGTGCTAACTAATGGCGCTAACATTTTTTGCAGCAGACGGATCATTTGGTAATGCGAACGGTCTAGTAATCATCGACACTCGCGCATGGAGTCCCGAGGATTGGGAGGCGGTAGAAAGTGCAACAGATTGGAACCGCTCCGCCATTGCACACAATATCGCACAGCAGAATGGAGATATCTAATGAATGACGTTACCTTCGATAACTTTCGGGAAATGCTGCGCGACTTTTCGGGAGTGTGATGACTGACATTATCGCGTATGGTGTGCTAGGATTTATCGGCATAGGTCTGCTAGGATGCGTCGCATTTGCCCTAGGGATTCTAATAAAATCTATGAAATAAACTTGACAAACCCGAGAAATCGGGCCAGCCCGATAAATCTCAAATAGTCAATTACGACGATTAAGAAAATTTCCCAGAATTCGTGGAAATAATCCTTGTGGCTGTCAGTCCCCTAGGCTATAGTAGTACTACAACAGAAAAGAGGGAACATGATTGCTACAATCCGTACTCCCTCCCGCTCGTCTACGGGCGCGGGGGTATTTGAAGCGATCAAGCATGGCGTGGAGTATGATGTGTATGATGACACACATTTCGATATAACGATTCATAATCAGACCCGCGCAGACTTGATTGCAAAGGCGGCAAATGGTAAGATTGTTGCCGTAGTTGATGCACTTCCCGTTTACTAGTAGAAGGAGAAACAAATGGCAAAGAAGCAGAAGACCCCTAAGTTCTCATACCTTGAGACTTGGAACACCCGATACGGCACTCAGACCCGTATCGTCACCCGAATCAACGGCAAGTTTGTTGATTCCACCCCCGCACTTGAGACACTTCGCAAGGGCGTCCCTGCTGGTCGCTGACCAGTTGGTCGAACCTAGACATGTTCGCTAAAACTGTCTCGCTTAACCCACCTGGATATGTGGGGATCGTTAGTAGATTCCCATCCTGGGCATGATGACAAACTGCCCACCACGCCCCTGTGGTGGAATTGGCAGACACGCTTGACTCAAAATCAAGTTCCATAACGGAGTATCGGTTCAAGTCCGATCAGGGGTACAAGGAAGAGTGGGACACATTATTGGGCGCTGCATGAAGACTGATCATCGGAGTGTAAACCGCAAAGAAGTCAGCCCACCTTCCCCTTGACAACTGTCAGACCCATGTGATAGAGTTCTACTACCTACTACAGAAAGGGACTCCAATGGGAGACCGCGCTAACTTCGGAATCAAGCAGGCTGACGGCAACACCATCTTCGTCTATGGACATTGGGCAGGGCATCAGATGCTTGCCCGTTTTGCTAAGGCTATTGACCGCGTTGTGGATGCTGGTCGGATTGGTGATGATGCCTACGCTACCCGCATCATTATCTCTGATTTGATTGGTGATGCCCATTCGCAGGATTTGGGCTGGGGTATCACCATCAACACCCTCGCTGATAACGAGCATAAGATTCCCGTGTTCGATCTTGCTAACGATACGGTAACGCTCTATGATGCAGACTGGCGCAGCAATGTTCCAGGTGATAAGATCGTAGAGTTCTCACGAACGGACTTTATTCACAGGTACACTAAGGAAATGGTGGGTGTGTGATGATTGATCCTAGTTTTGTTGATATTACCGATGCGGAGTTGGCCTCACCTTCTCCCTATCCTATGACCATGCAAGAGTTGGAGGTCAAGTACCGCGATCTTGAGAATAAGTTGTCTATGAAGACTCAGAGTTGGGAATATGCTGGCGAGCAGGTTCGTAAGTATGCTGCTCAGATTGACGCATTTGAGGAAGCCCTGAAGTATAACGGATGGGACTTTGACTCCGCTACTCTAGAGGATTTGGCTGGCTACTTTGATATTCTGTTGCAGCGGGAGTACATGGTAGAGATTACCGTTCGATTCTCTGGCAATGTTACCGTCCCCATGGACTATGACATTGATGATCTTGAGAATGAACTGAATGCGGAGATCAGCAAGGGATACTACAGCAATTCTTCTGTGGAGATTGACTTCATGGAAGAAGAGATGGATATTTCTGTAGAGGAAGTCTAACTAAATAGACTTGGTGAGGACAGTCTAAGTCTTTGACAGCGTGGCTGTAAACTACTGACGTATATAGCAGAGTCACCTCACCAACCCGCCCCCATCATCTAGTGGCCTAGGATACTGCCCTTTCAAGGCAGCGGCACGGGTTCGAATCCCGTTGGGGGTACGCTAGTTATAGCACCTTGGACAATGCACCTATATCTTCATCAGGTCGCTCCTGAAATTTATAGGGCCGAGATTCAAGGTCACTAGGCAAGCAACTCATCAGAGGTTACCGCCAATAGGATGAGAGGGGGAGGGGGTCGGTAAATCCCCTCCCTCACCACTTCCGGGCCGCCCCGCGAAACTTGATTTGTCAAGTTACGACGGAAAGAAATTTCCCCCAGATTTTTTAGAAATATTCTTGCCACTGTCAGACCTAGGGTGTATAGTTCTTCTATAAGTTCAATCGACTAAGGAGAAACACATGGCACACGCAGTTGAGATTGGTCAGAACGGCGAGCAGGCTTTCGCTTCTTTCCGCGAACCCGCTTGGCATGGTCTTGGCACTGTCTTCACGGAGGAGAAGTCCACGCAGGAGATGCTGGACGCTGCCTATCTTTCACGTTGGAACGTTCGCCTTGAGGCCGTTCCGTATCCTGCTGACTACAATGTCATCAGCCCTTCCTACATGGTCCTCCGCGACAATCCGTTTGGTCAGGGTACTGACGTTCTCTCTACCGTGGGCGAGCGTTACCGTGTCCTTCAGAACGAGGAGTTGTTCTACTTTGGTGACGCGCTGCTTGACGGTGGTCGCTGGGAGACTGCTGGTTCTATCAAGCAGGGTCGCGTAGTGTTCGGTTCCCTCGCGCTGGAGCGTGAGACTGTCCTTGATCCTAGCGGTGTGTCGGATGTTGTGAAGTCCTACCTTCTGGTTCATACCTCGCACGATGGTTCGACTGCTGTGCAGGCTTCCATCACTCCCGTCCGCGTTGTGTGCCAGAACACTCTCAACATGGCTCTGTCTGGCGTCAAGCAGTCCTTCAAGATTCGCCACACGCAGACCGTGGGTGGCAAGGTTGCTGCTGCACGCGAGGCTCTGTCACTCGCCAACTCCTACCTTGACCAGTTCGACAAGGAGGCTCAGGCACTTATCGCTACTGAAATCACCAAGGCTAAGTTCGACAAGATTGTTGAGGCTATCTACCCTCGTCCCGACAAGGATGCCAAGGGTGCTGTCAAGAAGTGGGAGACTAAGGTCGATCTTCTGGAGGAGATCTATGGCTCTGACACCACGAACATGATCTCAGGCACCGCCTGGGGTGCGTTCAATGCTCTCACGGAGCGCCTTGACTGGTTCCGCAAGGGTCGTGGCGAGCGCGGTGCGGAGAATGTCCTTGCTGCTGCTAGCGGTTTCGATCCTGTCACCAATGCAGAGAAGGGTAAGATTCTCGCGGCTGTCAAGGCCGTCGCGGGAGTAAAGTAACACCTTTAGATGGGGATATCCCCCACACATCCTGGGCATGATGTAAAACTGCCTGCAAGTCACCCGCGCTGGGCGCAGACGAGATTCCAACCCTTGTCGCGCAGGGTTCGATTCCTTGGGGTGGCGCTTGACAAATCTGGAAAATCGGGGCAGCCCGACTTTATCAAAATGTCAATTACGAACATTAAGAAAAATCCCCAGAATTTCCTGAAATTTCCCCATTGACTTATGCTCCATACTACGGTTTACTTGATATACCTAGAAAGGAGAAGAAATGGACCCGAATATTGCACTATCCCGCCTCCGCGAAATCTTGACCCAATGGGAGGAGTGGGGTACTCTGGAGGTTGATGCAGATGCGGCTATGGATGAGGTTGTAGACCTCTTTCATGGTCTTGATGAGTGGCTATCTCAGGGTGGCTTCCGACCCAACGATTGGAGTTAGACATGGCAACCTTTCACTTTACTGGCGAGATCATCAACGAACTTGATTCATCATTCTTAGAGTTTGAGTTTGAGTATGAGGTATATGAGGACCCTGACATGACCCCCGAGGAACTTGTGCAGATGGGTCAGGACTATGCTTCTTTTGCCGACCATGAGGTGCTAAACTACATCATGGATAACCTTTCGGTTATCCTTCGATTTGAGGGTGTGGAGGCTGACAATGACTAAGACTTTCCGCATTACCCTCCCGCTTGTTATAGAGCAGGAGTTTGATAGCGACTTCTTTGACCTTGATGATATGGACGAGATCAAGGAGCAACTTGGCGAGTTGCTAGATATGTTGCTTATCTCTACTGATTATCTGCATGATTATTGGAAAGCCGCTCAGGTGGAGGAGGTCTGATGTTTCCTGGTACTGGTTGTGTTATTGACGGAAGTCATATGTCGTCTATTGACTTCACCACCGCCGTCATCGACTTGGCGGTAGATGCTGGCTTTGAGATTGACGAGGAGAGATACAAGAAGGACATAGAGGACTACCGCAATGATTGGCTAAGTGAAGAAACATTGTATGAGGTTCTGGAGTCCCTTGACTGGACCTATGATGATGCACTAGACTTTCTCAATAGCAAACTGCCCAATGGTCTTTACTACACCGTAGATGACCAATGTCTAATTCTGGAGGAATTGGATGCCTAATATCACTATGCACTTGACCGCTAACTTCTACCCGCCGATTCCTGCTGACATTCAGATTGCGTGTCAGACATTCTTCGATCAGATTGTGGAAGATGCTATGCCCTGGCAGATCATGGATAAGGATGGTAATATCATCGACCAAGATATCGCAGACTATGATGTTCTAGATCGTACACTTATTCTTCCTAACGGTGCAGAGATCACCGCTCGCGGTATGTTGGATGAGTTGCGGCTTTGGGAAGCATTGTGGTGGGACTGTGAACCAGAATTCATTGACGAGGACCCTGAGTTGCAGTATGCTGAGAGCAAGGAGTATGCAGGCCAACTATCTTTTTGGGAGAACGAGTAATGGCTATCTGGCTTGATGTAGAGACTGGTGAGTTTACTAGTGATGGTAAGTTTACCTCTATTGTCTTTGAGGAGTAGCAATGATCTATAACTATTCTGTCAGGATAGATGCAGATAGTCTAGAGGATGCCGAGCGGGTAATGTCTGAGCGTCTTATGCATGACGAGGACTATGGGTTTCGCTATCAGATTGTTTCGTTCTATGGGGAGGAAGTCTAATGCATACAGTAGATGACTTGCTAGATTATATGGAGCGTACTGCTTGGCATACCCCCGACTATTCTGAGTGTGATTGTGTTGATTGTCTAACTTATGGAATGGTGTGCAATATTTATAGTAGGATGCAGGGGGCGTGATGTTCGATAACTGTTCAGACTGTTATTCATATGAAGAGTCTTACATTCTAGAACTAAACAAGGGAATCTGTGAGACATGTAGGGTGGAGGGAATCTAATGCAGTTTCACTATGTAGTTTTCTATGACACAGATCGTAAGAAGTGGTCTATGGAGTATGACGTAGAGGCGTACTTTTCTGATGGGCATGTGTTCGATGGAAAGATGGCTGATGAGACTGGCTATGGTTGGTTCTGGCCTGGGGATGATATGCCAGAGGAGTCGGCACTTGACGATACCCTCCGCAACACGCTATACTCGCTTGTTGATATCATTCCTATTCCCAAGGAGCATGAGAATGTCTAGCACCATTCATTTCTATGAGATTGACGGTGGCCCCTCAGGTATATTCTGGGAGGGCAGGGTGGATGAGGAACAGATCTATCTTGGGACATGGGATAAGGAACCAATGCTAGAGATTGCCCGTGTTCTTAGTTTGGCATATCATCCTATTCGCTTTCACACACAGGCAGAGTGGGAATTGGATTCACAATTGGAGGAGATGCTAGGTGGATAAGCGTGAGTATTTGCGTAGTTTGGGATTCACAGTTGGGGAGCGTGGACGTTTCACTGCTGAGATGATGACTGCTCTAAAGGATTATCAAGAGGAGGGCGGGAAACTAGAAGGACGTACAGGTAAGCGTGATGATGGTCTACCAGAGGTAGAACCATCCATTGTTATCCCCCACCTTCCTCCAGAGGTTGCTGTTCGCAAGCCTAAGAAACTGCGGGGGCGGAGTAAAGAAGGCTACATTATCGAATTTGTTATGTGTTTCGATTGCTCCAAGCATATGATGTATTGCAATTGCCCAGGAGGTATCAAGGCTCCATCGTCTGTTACCTCTTGCAAGGAGTCAGACGTTCGCGTATAATGTAGGTTCCCCCAACGAGAGGATATCATGGTAGAGCAGAAAGCAGCCAAGGCATTTATCGAAGCATCGTATAACCGACTCATGAACCCGTATCACTTTGCCAATCTGGTAAAGAGTGACGGTGCTATTCCTGCATCCATGCTTCACCGCGTTGCGGTGGGATGGTTTATGCTAAACGAGATTGACTACCGCTATGGCATTGGTGATCCCATCACAGGGGACATGGCTTCCCGTATCGTACATGAGGTGCTGAGTGACTATGAGGAACTACCCAACTATAACCCTAGTCGTGGATTTGAGGCTGACAGTCCAGATTCCCGAGGAACTTGGGCAGACTATGAGAGCCGACATAATCCAACGTTCATTAGACGAGGTATTGACAACTAATCGGCGGGGAGGTATTGACACCCAAAAGGTAGAAGTGCTACAATATTTCCGTAGGTAGAAGTAGGTTGGTGCGGCTATCAGGGGACGCCCAAGTCGTTCAATAAAGCAGGAGCCTCAGAATTCCTAGCAGCCAACCATTTTCCTTTACAATGTCAGGGGGCGGGTGTATAGTATGAGTATGAATAACACATATGAGTTCATCACAATGACTAGGGAGCAGGCACTCTCTATTATCTCCAACTCCTCATCTCCTAGCGTGAGGGATAACATGGTAAAGAATTATGAATGGTCAGCAGAGAAGGCTATTCAGTTTGATATTCTTTTCCCTGCCTCCCAGTGTGCCGCATCTTCAACCTGGACAGATGAAAAAATTACTTCCTTCGTCCAATTTCTACTTGACAAATAGGTAGGGGCGGGGCACCCCGCCTATTTTATTTTGTCAAGCATATTACGAAGGATCATATTTTTTCCCAGAATTTTCCGGGGTAGCCCGATATTTTTAATTTATTAGACATTACGACGGCATAAAAAAATTCGCAGAAATTCTGCGATATTATCCACAAGTTATCCACATGTACATAGTGTGTCAGATTATTTACACAATGGGTAACTTATTATAGATGTGGGATAAATTCTACAAATGATAAATTGGCGGGAATGTGATGATATCCTTACTATCCTATCATGTAATAATACCCTTACACTACTATATAACCAATAGATAGGATACCATTTGCACATCCCGCCCACATTTTATCCACAACTGTGGATAACTTTTGGGCATATTACGATGGACCCTATTTTTTCCCAGAATTTTACAGAATATCCCATAATTAAATAAAATGGTGGGATATTTCCTTGGAATTATATAAAAGTGTCCCATTTTCCTTGACATTACGATGGCGGGGGTATGTGGCCCCATTACACCTAACATATTATTTATATATGTGTAGGGTGTTATCCACATTTTGTAATAAGTTATGCACAACTTATCCACAGATTAATACACAAGTTTAAGCAATTCACCCAAAGTAATGGCGACAATAATACAGCCCAAAGAGTAAAGAATCCATCCTATTGTCTGTCTTGTGTTCATGTGAAGATCCATCCTAGTATACTTACTATTACTATACTGATAAGGGTAATCGTAAAGCACCCGCCCAGAAATGTGGTGAGACAACCATCTGTAGATGGCTCACTATTTTGACTCATCTGTCCATCCATTTTTATTTGCCCATTTCACTAATGCTCCATACGGAGGATGATCCTCAAACTCAATAGAAAATAGATACCTTGGCTTATCTAGATTCAATACCATATGACGTTCTTGGGTATTGAACAAGTAGAACGTATCTTCTTTATAGTACAACTCTGATACTTCTAACTGCAAGGTTTCTTCACTATCATGTGCTGTGAATAGACAATGGCTACTATCATTAGCAGTAAGGAGCATATTTATCCCGCCCTTCCTGTCACGATCTTGATGCCACTTGTATACCATCCTGGGAGCCATTTTTATGATGCCTCCGAACCTAATAGGAAATTGCTCGTTTATGGCCTCTAGGAAGGGCTCTGACAAATAAATATCTGGTTCCAGTAGGAATCCATCCCACCCAATATATCCAGACAGGTGAGCCTCCCTAGCCTCTCCAGATTTAAAATACTCAGAGAGCGTGGATGACTTGGTACTTATTTCTGTGAAGTATTTGTGCATCATTTCGTCTGTAGTGCTTTCTATTTGATTTAAGAGTGAGACTTGTACAGGTAAATGTGAGAACAAATACCAGTACCAAGAAGAGAAGATACTTAATTAATCTCGCCATCTTCATCATGCCATTTCCAGATATCCTCATCCAGAGGTAAAACCCAATCTACAATTCTATCTACTACCGAATTGACGGCATCTCCTACAAAACTAAACATAATTATCCTAACCTAAGTGATTTATTTAAAAATGCATGGCACCAAAAGGTGACAATGGTCTTTCTTTCCCCGCTTGTGATCTCTCTCACACCATGTTCGTGATCAAGATCACCATAGAAAATAGCAATACGACCCGCCTTGGGCTCTACTTCATAATCATAGTTGCTAAAGTACGTCTGACCGCCTTCATAGTCATCATTGAGATATAAAATCCCAGAATATAGACGCCACGGCGTATAATTGTCTGTCCCATCTAACTCTGCATTGTCAGCGTGGGGGGGCTGATAAGAACCCTCCATCCACTTGACCAACTGCATGGTGTCTGGGTATACGGTCTCAGTGAGATCGAACTGTGACATGATAAAATCCTGCATACGCTTTAAGATCTTAATGAATGATCCGTATGCAGACCTGTCACCCAACTTGTCCATGATGTTGGACACATCGAACACTCTTCCCTCCCAGAAATCTATTTCGCTAGATTCCCAGCCAATCTCTTTATCTATCTTGTCATAAAATGACAGGCAGAATTCGATCTCTTCTGGAGTAAGGAAGTTATCTTGATAAACTACATTCATATTTCAATCTCATCCAATTTAAGTGTACTTTCATCATACACATAAACAGATGCTTTTTTATCTTCAATGGGTGAAGTAAGTCTACGAATATAACGACGAGACTTTCTCAATGCCCCCTTCTTTGACAGAGCATTAAATGTACGATATGGCACATCATCTGATTCCTGCATTACATCTGCATACCAAATCCACGCCCATACGCCGTACCAACGGCCTGTTACTATGGCGAACTTTCTCATGCGGCTTTCCTGTTCTTCTTTTTCGGCTCATTCGCGGGTATATTTTTCAGGTATTCCTGCACTATATGAGACTTATTATGATGTTCTATGCATCCATTACACCACTTATCTACACCAAACTTTTTACTGCTTACTCCCCACTTTATGAGGCATGAGTACTCAGAATGCTTAGGGCTGGTGCATGGACTTTTCACTAATTTCTCTTTCTCTCATGAAGAAGTTTTATATTTATTAGTATACCCTAGAGTATTTGATATAGCCAAGGGTTTTGCTATTACTATAACATTTTTCTTATATGAGAGTTTTTCAAAATCATATCCGCCGCCGCATGTGATCATAACTAATTTTGGCGCTCCATCGTCATCAAAAATTAGATCAGACTTTTTAAATAATTTTGACTTTTTGATCAAAAAAATGTCCGATATGGAATATTTTATTGTATAATTGTTATTAGAAACGAACACTTCATCCCCCATTTGAAGCGTTTCTAGTTTATAGAAAGCCCCTGGCTCTGGACCCACTCCATCGCGGTGACTCACGAGGATTGTAGACCCCCCATTAGAGCCAGGGGCCGCTCTATATTTATACCAGCCTACCTTCGATATGTCTTCTGGTATTTCCATTGAATTGCTGGATGTTACTCCAACTGGGACGATGGAAGCCTTTATTTTAAAGCAGGAACTTTCACCGCCATGCCCCCGCCGCCTGCTGGAATATCCGTTGGAGTTGGATTAGGCTCCGTTGGCGTTGGTGTTGGCTCAGTCGGATTTGGCGTAGGCTCCGTTGGTGTTGGAGTCGGTGTTGGTTCCGTTGGTGTTGGCGTTGGAGTTGGTTCCGTTGGAGTCGGTGTTGGTGTTGGCTCCGTTGGAGTGGGACTAGGTGTTGGCTCTGGAATAACAACCTTACAGTCATTCTTCCAAATCATTTGACCTGTATCGTCCCAGTTTAACCCCAAAAATTCTGATTCTCCAAATGTGAACGGAGGAATAATATCCTTTTCGTGATCTCCGTGTCCATTCAAATATTTCTTATCATTAGGATTCTCAATACTTGATGCATCTATTTCTATATTTACATATGGATTTTTATCTGAAGCGGTGGCGTGGCATATTCTAACCTTGCCGCCACCCGCATTTGCATTGCTATTAAACATGAAAAGTATCGCTCCTACAGTAATAGTAAATATTGCTGCAATAACGATCCAAATTATTAAGTTTCTGGTATTTTCTGGCACCCCTAAATCTCCTTATATTTTATTTGTATAGGAATGGGGTGCCTATATATTAATTATAACATAGAAATCCACATAATCTTCGTAAATAGGACAATCGTCTAATCATTTATTGGTCAAAAAATAATTGACTGGTCAAAAATAACTAAACCCGTATGCTATGCATACGGGCTAGTTATATTATATCTATACTAAATATTGTTATAAATCCTACGATCAGACCAATGGCCCCTACTAAATACCCCCAACTGGCAGATATTCCTTTGCCACGACCTTCTGACAGGCTTACCCTAGATTCTAGGCGGTCTACCCGATCTATCAGATCCTTGTACTCTGTTCTATTTACTAAAAGTTTTTGCTGATCAGTCAGAACTAACCTAAATTCATTAACAGACGCTAATCTTTCATTTAAAGAACGTTCTGCCCGATCTACCTGACGCTCGTTAGATTCAAACCTTTGACCAAATGCTTTATACATATCATCTAAACGAGTGTTTAAATAATCATACATGCTTACATTATTTTCATTAAGCATAACTTCACCTCCCCTTTCAGTATAACATCAGAGGATTAATCTTAGATCTAGCGGTACTTACTGCGTAGTGGAGGCTTGATTCCTGCCTTTACACAAGCAGCGTAGGCGATTCCATACTTCTTTTCTGACCCCTCGCCGCCCTTGCCACCAGTCTGCTTTTTAATGTCCTTGCTAGCAGACTCTAGATCGCGGAGGAGATCACTAATTTCATCTTGCGTCATTTACTTCACCTTCTGCTAGTTGATTAAAATAACCGATAAACTTATTAATAATAAATGCTGTATCATCAATTGCTGTCTGAACACTCTTAGGATTATCTACTGCTGAGAATCCTGGATTCTTGTAGTCAAAGAAGTCCTTTGCTACGAGACTTACAATATCTTCTAAATCATTTAGTTTCATAGTCTTCCCTTATATTCCTGTATTAGTACTTGTAAAACTCTACAGTCGTCATGGTCATAGGAGTCACAGTTGTTTCCATTCTCCCGCGCCCAATCACATAGCATGTCTTCCATCTGACGGATGACATTACGATAGACATATTTCTCTGCTGAAATTGCATCGACCTGTTCCTTGCACTGCCAGCAGTTGATATACATTACTTTAGATCATCTCCGTAAATTCTAATCCATTCCTGATAGGCGTCTACTGCCACCTGTGCATCAAGGAGAGAGATCTCCAGCCATGCTTTACCGTCATCTGACTCAAGCCACTCCTTATCGCTATGGCCTTTCTTAAACCATACTTTCATAAGTGCATTGGCTACATACTGTTCTGGAGTCACGGCTCTTTTACTCCCTGCAATTCTCTACCCGCCTTGATTCGTACCATATTGGCGAGGGTATTTGAAACTACTTCTAGGACACAAGAGACATTTACATACATGTCCTCTGGATGCCAGCGGTGCTTAGAACCATAGGTGTCATCAAAGGCTATCTTAAGAATGTCAAAGAACTCATCGGATGTTACATAGTATGGTGTCCAGGGGCGCTCAGGAGTTTCACTAATTGTAGATTCATTAATAGTATTTGATGCTGTCACCTTAATGTTTTCCTTATCGTTAAGTGGCTTATTAGTCCATGTACTAGATGTATATGTTACTGTCGGGCTATTCTTTGCAAATCTGACCATAGTTAGTTCCTCTTTCGCTACCCAGCCGCGATCATATCCATACCAAGGGTAGTCAAACTTCATGAGGTACTCCCTAAGTGGGCTGCTTTTACCTAAGTCACGGGTATCTCTACCTGGAACATGATCAATAATAACTCCACGGTAGACAAATCCAGTAGTGGAGTCAGTAAAATCTACAACATCTCCTACACTAAAATTCACAGTTCCTCATTCCATATAAGTTTATGCGTGGGCCAATGATAGGTACACCTATCACAGCACACATGGTTGCGGTAGAACTGATACTCAGCAATATATTGTGGGTACAATTCTGGTGCCTTTTCATATAGTCTACCACGATGAGTAATTACTACGCTAGTAATTGTACTCTCATCCTGCATCCATTTTGGCAGGGAATAGGTCTGATAATTGTTATGCATCATGCGCTCAATCTCTGCCCAGTTATTCTCCCACTTATACCCGCGATTTTCCATTTCGGTTCTAATCGCAAAAAGGTACGAGTAAAGCGCTGCATGGTGCCCTTTAAACATACGAACAGCAGGGTGGTTTACCCAGGCGTTACTTTTATTCTCGCCAACAAGAATCGTCATGATCTGCCTACCTTCAAGCAACTGCTTGACAAGGCGCTTCTGATCTAGTACAGAAGCAGATTCAGAGAAGTTACGCTCTGGGAGAAACACCTGCATTACTTGATATCCTTCATTTTCTGCTCAAAGTAGTCGTCAATTGCGTCCATGTTATCCTCCAATACGAATACGTCCATGTTCTCTAGTGTATAGAACCACACGGCTGTTTGCAAGCAATATGACGGAATTTTTCCCAAGCATTTCTCTTTGCCCTGGTCATCTCTATGGTTAATATAATAATGATTGTTATAGGGAATTAAAGTAATTGAAGACATATCATACATTCCTTACGGCTTCTATTAAATCACATTGGCACTTTACTTCAGATTCAGGAATAATAATCCCACTACTGCATTCATGATCCTTATTGCATTGTATTGTCGATGGCTTATAAGGACATAGTGGGTCATGCTCGCTCATTTAATTCCTTCTTAGATAGTCTCAACTTTGTTCCATCAAGTACAGCAATGACTATAGTATCCCAGTCAAGTCTCGTGCTAGGGAATTTTCCCTTTTTTACACGAACTCTTTCTACCGCCTGCCGCCGCTCATCTTCTCTCGTTTTACTAATAATAGGACACTCACAACATAACTCATCGGTATAAGGTCCACAGATATCACATCCAGAAACTACAGAACACAGCGGGTCGTGGATCACCATGGATTTGCCCTTCTAAAAGTGATTAAAGTCCTGTTAAACCAGATATCAAGGGTTTTATCCCTGTTACCCCACAACAATGTTCCGTACTGTGGGTCATCGTTGTACCCTCTAATTATAACGTGTAGTGGACCGATATACCAGTCTTTTCTATTCATTTTCATCACACTCACATGCTATACACTTATTATCTTTTGCACCTATCAAATAGCAACCACGCTCGTCTGCACGATTACATGGACATGATGGGATATGCTCTATTTCTTTCCTAAGTCTTAGGTCTACCTCAAAGGGAATGTTATGCCCTGCGTCACGATGTTCTTCAATATGATCTAGCATCTTCTGCCTATCATGTCCTGCCACGAAAGTATCAGGGAATGGATCATTTTCTCCTGTTACTGGCATCAGGGCACATGCCATACATACAATACCAAAATTAGCATGATCAAATATGTAGGCATCGGCTGTGCCGAATCTGCAATAACTCATCAGAAGACTACTTCCTTATGCTTAGGCTTACAGATATGACACCATTCAAAATCATATACATAGAAATCATCTGGATCAGTATGAATAAACCAGTGTGGGCAGATTCTAGTAATTACGAATACTGACCTAACCATTTCCAATCCTTGTTGCCAACCCCTCATCTCATGATCAGTTCTCTTGTGCAGGGCGCATTGTTGACCCGCGCAGGTACTAGAATGATGTGCGGCTAGGATAATATCAGTATGCTCTAGATGTGCTGATTCTGGTACAAATGGCTTATCGGTAGATACATACAGTGGAATAAAGTCTTCCATAGCGCCGCCAGCCCTCATATACTCATTTCCACCGTCTACAAAAATTGCCCCACATTCACATTCAACAAAATCGTTGCGGTGGGTGGACTGAATTACATCACCACACTTGGCGCACTTAGCGGCATTACGAATGATCATTTATCTTCCCATCCAGGAACGACGGTAGTAGGAATACCTTCCTCCGCCCAAAGTTTAATAATACTAGGATTATCATCCCATGCATGAATAACATTATAAGCCTTACGAATAGTGTCAAGCATGTCTTTCTTCACTTCGTAATCTTTCCTGTTGTCCTCGTCACCGCGCATCATTAGCATGTCGCTAGGAACATCATGCATGGCTAGCCACCAGGCAGTATGGTTTCTCCACATATGCTTACGGGCGGTAACAACTAAAACAGCATGACCAAGCATCTTAGCAATCTGTGCAGCATTTACTACATGGCTATGTGCGGGAACATTAACTGATTCAGCATGAAAGTCATTAAAATGCTTAACCACCCTGCGCTTGGTAGCATCATATTTATTTAGATGATGACGAATAGACGACACATCTGCTAGTGTGCCGTCCATGTCGAATATGACTGCGGTTTTCATAGAGTTTCCTCATAGTCTGGGTGGTCAATGGGGGTTGCAATAGTAAGAAGTGTACCACAATTGGCACACTCAGCGTCAAGTAAATAGCCTGCGATATTATATTCTTCGTCTAGATGAAGGCATACCTTTAGAAGCCAACTTCCACACGCGGGACATTCAGGAGTTGGAAGACCCCTAACATCGAACATATTACTTCCCTAAGATAGTAAACGGACCCTTTACGGTTTGAGAAAATTTCTCTGCTGCTTGCAATGCAGTTCTTATTCTAGCATGAGGAGATCTAATTCGTCCAGTAGAATATAAAGATCCCATGGCAAATGATGCTCCTGACCCTATGGCATTAAAGTCATTAGAATCTTCTCCCATATGCCAATCATTACAGAATTCAAACAGTCTACCGCCCACGCCAATCAATAATTCTGAGGAGTCTTCTTCGGTTGTTGGGTCTATCTTAGATGATTCAGCACATTCTCTTAGGGCATCTATAAAAATAGTATTAAGAAATTTATCTAGATTTTTAAAATCTGGCTTGGGTGGGATAAAGATATGCTCAATAACTTTACCAAACCTAAAACTTCCAGCATAACCAATTAGATAATCGTCTTTAATAAATACCTTAGGTTCTTTTCTAGTGGATATAAGTTGGTTATTTTCATCTGCTGCCGCAGAATCCCCGCCCATGTATACCATTCCGTTATACGCTATGGCTGCAATACATGTCATGCTATCACCTAAATCTATTTATCTAGTTGGCCTTTAAGATTAATTAGATGTTCAAGCATTTCGTAGTACTTACCTTTCCATTCATCTAATTGATCTTCTAATTGTTTTATTTCATTCTTTCTATTTTCTAACTCTTCTTTTAAGACTTTAAGTTCTTCTAACTCAGTCATTCTTAATTGAATGTCTTTCTCAAAGTCATGCTTTACCTTACCCAGCCTATAGTCAAATATCTTTGCGGCTGATCCTGTAAATAGGGCTGCAAAGATTCCTACTAGTGCTATTAGAACTTCAGTTGGGATGTTCGTCTTACTCCACTCCTCAGACAGACTATATATCTATTTTATCATTGGAGTTCTTGTGAGCATACTTAGAACATATATATTTGGACATTTCTATAGTTTCTAGGCCAAGCCATCTATAGAAATCATCTATATCATTAACATTATTTAGTAACTTCTTTAACTTACTTGATAGTCTTTTGCATACGGTAAAGTCTTTATCAGTAGCGTTCCCCGCCTTTATGTTGGCAGTGATGATGTTTATTTGATTTATTACATCCTGACATTTGCTGTTAGGAGATAAGTTCACTTGCTGCGATTTCTTTACCGACATATCTATGACGAATCACATACTCCCTTACTGTTTCTGGGCCGAACTTTCTACCCGCAAGAATAATGATCCATCGTGGCTCATACTTAGATTCTATACACTTTTTGCAAAGAAGCAAATTCATGCCGCTTAAAAGGGAGGACTTCTTCGGGGTCAATTCACTTTTAGGCTGACCACATGAATAACATACCATTAAATTTCTTCTTCCTCTATTCCGATTGCAATGTCTTCTAAAAATATAATGTCTTCATTAAGTAATGTCACTTTAAATTCTATACCGTCTTTATTATATTTTACCAGACTTGTAAATGCTCCTAGGTTTTCTGTTACCCCGTAGCATTTCTCATCTGGTATATAAACAATAAAGTTGTGTATAGATCTCTTAGACATATTTTATGCCCTCTATCTCGCATCTAACGCCAAAGTTCTGAATCATAGTCCTTACTTGAAGCAAGTACTCCATGACTTGCATACGCTTAGACTCTGAGAACTCCATGATATTATCCTCATGGACTGTCAATGCGATATAATTAGGCCTCTTTCTGATATCTAATTTGATACCAGTAAAGGGAGGCTTAACCTCTCGTATAGCCTTAGCCATCTCTTTTGTGTAGAATACTTGATCCATGTATTGACTTCAGCCTCTTCCAAATTTCTGGTGTCTTATGAGAATTATACTCTTTATCAACTCTACCTAGGTCTAGGTAAACTCCTCCCCAGACCCCGCGCTCTTTATTATTTACACCTTCATTATAGCATTGTTTGGCTACTGGACAGTGTAGACACATCTCATCAACTTGTGCTGCTAGATGCTTATCTGTTTCATAATCATCATAAAACATATTGATATCTGCATTAATACATGCAGCAAGTTGGTACCACTTTAGATTATCTGCGTCTAGTCCAAGTTCATCAATTATATTCGACATTTGAAGGAACCTTTACCTTCCAAGTTCCGTCATTCTGTACGGGGAATCGGAAAGAAATGCCCCACTGACCGTTCTTAAAAGAACCGTCTTTTGATGTGTATCCTGAAGGGTTAGGAACCCAACGAACAACATCCCATCCATCCCAGGAATACCCACGATGGGAATTACTCTCAATAAAGCCGTGAGCCTTATTGTAATCTAGTGTAAGAGTTTTCATCATTTGCTTTCTGTAGAATCATTGATTTTTTATATGCGTCTTGCTCAAGAACTATTCGTATTCTTGCAAGTTCTTCTCTAATACCATCTAGTATTGCTGTAATATTATCTAGATCGCTCATGTATAAACTACCTTTCGAATACCCGCGTCGTTAATTGCCTTGTGGCATCTATCGCAAGGGCGCGACAACCTATCCTGCCCCCGCTTATTTACTCTTGCCACATAAAGCGTAGCGCCCTTTGGGTTTCTCACCTTACGCAAAGCGTCAATCTCTGCGTGTACAGAACAGTGTGTCTTGATATGTTCTGATGAAACAACGGTGGGGTGATTTCGCTTCTTATTAATTCCAACACTAATCACACTACCGCCTCTAACAATTACTGCGCCGTGCTTCATTCGACATTCAGAAGACTGGGCCACGTTTAGCGCTAGGTCCAAGTACTTCTGGTCACGCCGCGATAGCCGAGAAAAGATCTCCTTTTGGCATCATCATCACCCTTTCACAATCTCCGTAGGAATTTCCATTGCACTACTTATATTAGCAAGGGAAGTGGTTTTCTTGCAAGAATCCCTGACAAAAAATATCGCCTTATCAATATTAAGGCTAGCAAGATCATACATCTGCACGGCAGAACTATCTGAAATTTTCTTAGGCCTAAACAACTGCTCATCGATAGAGTAGCCCTTCTGCTTAAGTAGTCTCTCTACCTTACCAATATATTCAGTAACCATATTTTCCGCTGGGGTAGATGCCGTATGAACAAAAGTAATCTTTTTATCGTTGGGATTTGTCGATACCCACTTGTCTAGTATTACTGTCATCTTACGCATTATTTCATTATAGTCTACCCAGTTACGGCTACCGCCGACAAGGATTCTCATTACATTTCTCCGATTAATTACTCAGCAGGGGCTTCTTCAGAAACCTCTGGCGCTACAGTTTCTTCTACTGGAGCATCTACAACTGGCTCTTCTTCTGAGGCTGGCTCTTCAGGCACAACTTCTTCAACAACTGCTTCCTCAATTACTTCTTCTACAGTTTCTTCTTCAACTGTATTATCTTCAATTGCTGGTGCTGGTTCTTCAACAACTGCTGGAGTCTCAGCAACTACCTCTTCAACAATTGGCTCATCTAGTGGCGCGTCATTTTCTTCTGTAAGATCTACCAGTGCAGGCTCATCTGCTGGGAAGAAAACTCCAGACCATATTGACTTATTCATTCTGTCATTCATTATAGAATCTCTCTTCTGTTTAGACCAGGATGCTCCTGCATCCCCGCCCCAAAGATCCCAGGCCACTCTGCCTGGGCTTGGGAAACCTTCTTCTCCTGAACTAAAACCCTTAGCCTTCTTATCTACTTCATGACGGGAGAAGAAACTATACATTCTCAATACCGTAGAAGCAGACAGAGACTCTTTATTGGCTAGTTGATTCGCTCTAGCCAGACCTACTCTTGTACCACCGCGCTTGCCCTCTTTCTTCCATTTCAGCGCTCTACGGGCAGCCGAAGCCATACCATCAGTAGGTGCATAAGTTTTTTCAGCCATACTTAATTATACCATGCCCATTTTTGTCACATAGTCATACATTACAATGCCGCTAGCCGTACCAACATTAAGACTTCTTACGCTGCCAAGTTGGGGAATGGAGACTATATCATCAGCCATTCCAAGAGCGAAAGGAGAGATACCTCTTTGCTCTTCTCCAAACATGATGAAGGAATCCTTGCGCCACTCATACTGATTAAGAGGGATCGCGCCTGGAACATTATCAATTGCCACCCACCTCATCTGTCTGATATCACTATTGTTAAGATAAAGGTCATCAAGTGACGGAGAATGCTTAAGGTGGTTGTAGTGTTGAGTTCCTACTGCGCCGCGCTTATCCCACTTCTTATTTCCAATGATCCAGCACTCCTTAGCCATAAATGCATTGGCATTTCTAATTCCAGTAGCCTTGTTAAAATCACCAGATAGATTCTCAAAGGCCACAGCGTAGGAAAGCCTGCGGGTATCAAGGTCGGCCTTTATCTGATCTGTTTCCCACTCTTTATAGTAGTCAATGACGTTTTTGCCTGTCATTATATCTCCTAGAGATTAGTATCTTCTATTGTCTTATTTACATTATACCTATTCTTCTTGTGCTTTTTCCAGAAATTTTTTCTAGAAACAAAGCCGGGTATAACATATCTATGTGGGCCTGGACCTGGAGAATTCACCCCATGCCTCCAGTTTTCGCTCGTAGGGAATACTAATATAGAATTTTTTGGAGGTCGCAACTCTATTTTTTGATTAACAAAAAATACTTCTCCGTTGGTATATTCATCATTCAAATAGAAAACTACGGCATACTCTAGAGATGGGTCCGTATGATTATCTACATGATCTTTTAACGGCACTCCCTCGTACTGTCTTTGTATTGTGCCGCATCCATTAAATTGAATATCTTTTCTGAAGTCAAACAACTCTTGGCATCTTTTTTTTAAGATGTTGGCAATTTTGTGATCATTTATTCTTAAATTTTTATCATACCAATTATCTGTTATTTCATATAGACCCTGGCTAACTAAACTGTCTATATCATCTGTGCCAAACTTAAGTTGCGCGAGTTTTTTGGCACCAATCATG